AGGAGTAGGTTATAGATTATTCTGTTCTTTGAACGGATATAATCCCTATGGTTTCGGGTAAATAGCCAAAGGCATCGATCCCTTAACCAGGCCTGGTTGGGTGGTAACCACCTCAACCTAGCCGCGAGTTGATAACACTTTCCGAAGATAGGGTTAATCTCCTCATCTCCCTTCTGAGGCTTAGTCTCAGGGGTGAGCAGTCGAACCTTTAAGGTTTCGACTAGGGCCGTGGATAAGTTAAACTTTCCAGGGTCCGTTTGGAATTCGTCTTGGTCTCTAACCAATACGACTCCTTCACAGTATATTCCACCTCTGGTGTATATATCTGTTTTGTCCTGAGAAGGGGTTAAACCCACTTCAAGGATCGTAGGAGGATACAGGCTAAGCCTTAATCTCTCCTCATCTGTAGAGGCTTCATCTAAGATGTCGTCTCCTGCAGCTGCGAAGGGGTCATTCCAGAGTTCCCTAAGGGATCGTGGAAATTGACAATCTCGCACTCTTACATTAACTATCTTAGATAGCATGTGTAAGATAATTTTGGTCCCAGGTAAGCCCATAGGCGATCCCCGGACCGTTACTAGTCCATCACACAGTGATGGACCTAGCAAAATTCTTCCCACATTATTAAAATATTGTGAATTCCCTAACCCTAAGGGTTTTAGGAAATACTCGTAGAGTGGAAGCGCCTTCTGCCGTATGATTAAATCAGTGGCAGTGGTATAATCCCCAAGGAATAAGGTTTTACCTTTTTCCCGGGAGTTGGGTGAATAAGAGAATCTCTTATACCACTCATACACTTGATCTCCGGCTTCAAAGCCAGATTTGAGTGTTGGGTCCTGCATCATCATCCTTTTAAGGAAATGAGCTGCAGGCTGTAGGTATGTTACTAGAGAGGCATTAGCCTTGGTAACTATCCTAACTTTAGCGCCGGGCTCTTGCACGGTGCTAACTGATGACTCAAAGGGTTTACCCGTGGCGTCACCATTTCCATCAAGAATACCTAGTTTAACTAGTTCTTGGTAGCAGAAGAACCACAATCCAAAGGATAGGGGTTCTTCAGACATGCCATACCTTTTAGGTATGATCCATGCGTCTGAGTGATCGGCCGAACCAAGTAACTTGGTTGGATCCGCACCCTCATTTCCTGGGAGGCTAAGCCACCTAGGTCTGTTTACCTGGAATTGGAAGGTTGAACCATCCATCTTCCGGTAAGAATTCTTCTCGTCAGATTCAATCTCCGAGAGGAACTTAAGTAAGTTAGGTACTATGTACCCTCTCTTACCACCCATAGTGCGCGTTGCCTCAAGGCACGCACTATTCGATACCGAGAGGTGAGCAGAACTCATCTCAAGGAAATCTGACTTCTTTGCGCAAAGCGCAATCTCTTCTGCTGCCTTTAAGGCAGCATTGAGGAGATAATCAGAAGGAGGACTTGTGTCCAAAGGTTGTTCTGTCACATTCTTAAAGAATTGGGATAGAACTTCCTCCTCGGCAACTTTGTCGCCAGGAGGTAACTGTCTATACGACGCTAGAGCGAAGATAGAAGTATAATCTTCTCTAGTTAGACTATCGAGTGGTTTAACCACCCAGTCTACCTGGGGGAGAATTTTGGGTAGGTTCTCATTAAATGAGGACCCGCCAAAGTAGAATCTTTTGACCTCGAGGCCAAAGTCCTTCCATAACTTAGTTATAGGGACGGTTCTACAAGTTTCGATAACCGATTCAGTTGTATGAATCCACCACTTAGTGATGAAGTCTTCGACTTGTTTATCGAAGGTCTTGAAAGCCATTAAAATGGAAGTTTCAATACCTTGGAACACTCTACTCTGCATCTTTAAGATACAGATGGGGCTATTCAATAGCCTTCTTAGAGTCTTAAGGGCGGGCTGCCTGTAGACATCCCCCCTTATGGAGGAAGAGAATTCTTTAAAGAATTCATGTTTCTCCTCTCCTGTCAGGTATTCCCAACCTTTAAGGTGGTAAACCCGACATACGCGGCGTTGTCTAGAGACGATCTTCCTGAGAAGGTCCCCGCGGTACACCTCGTCATCGTTGCCCAGTAGCTGTCGGGGGAGA